TCGCTGCTGGGCAAACCCACATCTATGCCGCAGGCTACGCAGGTAACACGAGCATCATTTACAAGACGCAAATCCAGGCTGACGGCACTGCTCTTGAAATCCCGACTGCTGCGGCTGAACTGCCACTTGGAGAAATCGTCCAATCCATCTACGGCTATCTCGGTTACATCATTTTGGGTACTGCGACAGGGTTCCGTTTCTGTTCGACGGACACCGACGGCAACCTCACCGTTGGACCATTGGTGGAGACTGGTGCTGCGGTTGGGGCGATGGCTGGAATCGGCAAGTACGTCTACTTCGCGTGGAGCAACTTCGATTCCACATCAACAGGTATCGGACGTATGGACATCTCGGTGTTCATTTCCCCGAACCAGCCTGCGTACGCATCCGATTTGATGGCAACCACGCAGGGTACGGTGCAAGCAATACACGAGTTCCAAAACAAGCCACTGTTCACCGTCTCAGGTGTCGGCGTGTACACGCCCCACGCCACGAACCTTGTCACCTCCGGATACTTGCGTTCAGGTATCTACAGGTGGGGTGTGCCAGACGCCAAGTTCATCCCGAAGTTGGACATCCGTTGCCTGCCGTTGTCGGGTTCTGTCACCATGTCGGTTGCTTCTGACGGTGGAGACTTCTACGATTTTGCCACTCTCTCAACTTTGAACGTGAAAGAAAAAACGTTCGACGGGCTGGAAGACAAGATTTTTGAGGCAGAAATCAAGGTGACCCTTACCCGTGCTGCCAGCGCCACGACAGGTCCGACGCTGACCCGTTGGATGGCCCGCGCCTACGCCGCCCCGCTACGAAGCCAAATCTTCTCCGTACCCCTCATCATGCACCACAAACTGTCTATCAACGGGCGGGAGTATTGGCAGGATGTGGACGCCGAACTTGCCTATCTGCGGGACTTGGTGGAAACCCCCAGGGTGGTCACCTATCAGGAGAACGAGGAAACGTTCGCGGTGGTGGTGGAGAACGTGCAGATGCAGATAGCCCAAGTGGTGAACACTCATCGGGCTAACGATTTCGAGGGGACTGCTATCGTGGTTATGCGTAGTGTAAGATGATGAGCCGATGGCAGCAGTAACACGTAGACAGTACAAGGGCGCAGCCGCCCAGACGACAATCACGAACGCTTTGGCGTCTGGTGACACGTCGGCTACACTCGCGGCAACTACTGGTTGGCCGTCCGGTGCTGAGCCGTTCTTTGTTGTTATCTCGCCTGGGACTGCGAGTGAGGAGAAGTGCAGCGCCACGATTTCTGGTTCGGTGCTGACTCTTACTCGCGCACAGGATGACACGACCGCTCAGTCTCATGCTTCGGGTGCAACTATCTACCCCGTGTTCACAGCCGATGATGCTGATGAGGCGAACTTTTTGGCGTCGAGGTACACGGCGAAGGGTGATGTGGTGGCGTTTAATGGGACGACGGTTGCTGCGTTGGCGGTCGGTACGAATGATTTTGTGTTGACGGCTGATTCGGGTGAGGCGACTGGGCTAAAGTGGGCTGCGCTTCCAGCCGAGGAAAACGACCAGAACATTCTCGCTGTACAAATCTTCGGCTAACATAGGAGACACATGGCTACATTCACTAAGAATCACCTGTCGGGTTCAACCGATGGAAAACTCATCAAGGTTGCTGCTACAGCGACACCTGGGACGACGATTCATACCGGTCCGACAAACACGTCGCATTTTCACGAGTTGTGGCTGTACGCGGTCAACTCTGATTCAACTGACCGCAAGTTGACTATCGAGTTTGGCGGTACTTCTTCGCCGGATGATTTGATTGAGCAAACCATTACCGCAGAGTCGGGTTTGATTCTTGTGGTGCCTGGGTTTGTGGTGCAGGGCAATGCGTCGGCGTTGGTTGTGAAAGCATTTTGTGCGACGGCTGACGTGGTGATGATTGGCGGATACGTCAACGAGATTGCGTAAGGGGTAGCGATGCGTTACGGTGAGCGTACACGCTCAGGCACATCAGTATCAGGGTGGACACAGCGACCTGCGGCTGGTGGCGCAACTTACGGTGTTGCGACGGGTGGCTCGTCGTCAAGCATCACGGTTGGCGGCGAGAACTACACGCTGCTCACATTTTCTTCGTCATCTACGCTTTCCGTGTCTGAACCAGGGCTGTTTGATGTCCTCGTTTTTTCGGGTGGCGGCGGCGGTTCAGGAACTGCTGGTGGAACCCTTGGCACAGGTGGCGGCGGTGCAGGCGGCGTGTTGGAACAAACCATCTATCTGACCGCCAACCAAACCGTGGAAATCGGTGCTGGCGGCGCAGGTATGCCTGCAACGGCAAGTTCCATTGCAGGTATGGGCAGTAGCAGTTCCATCGGTGCAGCGCGTGGACTGTCTGTCGCTGGCGGTGGAACTGGAACGTCACTTGACTCCAATGCGGCGCTCGACCTCGGACGAATCGGCGGTTCTGGTGGCGGCGGATTGTCAAGTTCGTCTGCGGTAGCAAGGGCTGCAACTTTGTCAATGGCACCGAGCGTTTCTGGTTACGCTGGCGGAGAAGGTCATAATGTTGGCAACCCAGGTGGCGGAGGTGGTGGCGGCGGTGCAACAGCAGTCGGTGCAAATGGAACATCGGGAACAGGTGGCGCAGGCGGCGATGGCTACGATGTTTCGGCGTTCATCGGAGGTGGTTCACTTTTCAAGGCTGGCGGCGGTGGCGGCGGCGGCACGACCACCGGCGGCGCAGGCGGTTCATCTGTCGGCGGTTCAGGTGGTGGTAATGCCGCTGGAAACAACGCAGGTGCCAACACCGCAGGCGGCGGTGGTGGTGGCGGTGGCGCAGCACCAAAGGCAGGCGGCAACGGCGGCTCAGGAATCGTGTACGTGAGGTTCAAGGTCTAAACATGGCACACTTCGCACAAATCAACGACGACGGCATCGTCGAACGTGTCATCGTCGTCAGCAACGACGATTGCGGCGGCGGCAACTTCCCTGACAGCGAACCTGTCGGTCAGGCGTTCATCGCATCGCTAGGACTTGCAGGTGAATGGAAGCAAACTTCGTACAACGCCAACTTCCGTTCCAAGTACGCAGGTATTGGTGACACTTATGATGCGGTGAACGACGTATTCGTAGCACCGGCCCCCGTCGACGAAAACTAATCGAGCGGCAACTCGTCGTCACCCCACAACGACAACAACCACAACAAACCAGCAGCCAGCACTACACCCACGCCCACGAACAGGCATAGAAATACGCCTGCGCCAAGTGCTAGTCTTTCAACCATGACAAAGAAGCGTACCTCAAAGCCCAGCGTCAAAGTCGGCATCACCCACCAGCAATGGCAGATGTGCCTCTCCTACCTACGCTCGGCACTCGGAGCCGTCGTAGCCGTAGTCGCCACCCTCGACTACGAACCAATGGACCTAGCCAAAGCGTTCGTCGCAGCCCTCATCCCACCCGTCCTGCGCTGGATCAACCCGAACGACCAGGCTTTCGGACGTGGCTCGGAAGCGTAAATACACAGGCACCAGCGACGGAGCAGCCCCAGGCAAACGGGCTGGCACAGAGGAGTTCGTCAAACAGGTAGCCAAACTCACGGGCGGTGCGTTGTGGAACAACGGCACGTGGGTCGTGCGCAACAAGCGCGGTAAAGAATCGCTGTCCGTTCATGCCACCGGCAGGGCAATGGACTTGTCCTACCGCAAGACTGGCTCCAAAGGTAAGCCAAATGGCAGAGAACACGCACGGGAACTAATCAAACTTCTTGTAGCGAACAACGAAGAACTCGGTGTTGAAATGATTTTGGACTATTTCCCCGCACCGCATGGGCGTGGCTACCGCTGCGACCGGCAAGCATGGACCAAGTACACACGTCGCACAATCACGGGTGCGCCTGGTGGCGACTGGATACATGTGGAAATCTCACCCAAAATGGCGGACTCACCACAGGCGGTGAAGGCTGCCTTTGCTAAGGTGAAACAGATTTGAAATGGACACGGCCACCGCAAGCATCATCGTCGCTACCATTACGGCGGTCGGTGGAATCCTTGTCGCGGTAATCAACAAGTTCCGCAAAGAAAACCACACCGACCACCAGGTCGTTATGGGTATTCTCCACGTCGTACGCAAATCCCAGCAGCGGGTAGAGGACAAAGTGGACCGAGTTGACGAACGGCTCGCCAGTCACCTAGAGTCACACGCATCGGAGGGGATGCTTGACAATGGGCGAACAGTTCACAAAACTAGAACTAAGAAAAATCGCAACGTATCTTAGGAAGGTCTACCCTGGGGTGGCCGAACAAGACGAGTTGTGGAATCTGATAGCCAAGGTAGACCAACTCGTAAAGGGGAAACATGCACGACCCGACCGCAGGCGCGGAGATTCTTCTCCGAGCACATGAACTGATTACCCGCGACAGGCAGAACGCCTACTCGCATCCCCTCGAAGATTATTCGCGGACAGTTTCCATCTACAACGCACTCAAAGGCGAAGATGTG